TCGTTGGTGTCAAGGCGACCGTGAAGGTGGACGGTTCCTCCGTTTCCATCATGTCGAAAGACACCAAGACGCATGATTTCGTAAAGCAGATGGTGGGCGATCTCAAGGGCGAGACGAAGATGGAGTCAACGATGTCATCGTTCCTCCTTTCCGTCATCGGCTCCGCAAACAACGAGGCGATTGTGGAGACGAAACTCTACGACGATTCGGTTGTGACGATTGATCCCGAATTTGCAAGAAACTTCATCAAAATTCATGACAGCCTCAACAGCGAGGCTGGACAGAACATGCTCCGTGCACTTGCTGTCGAGAGCGTGGACTCGTTCAACAAGACGAAAGAGTTCGTCGCAGAGGAGCAGGAGTAAACCATGCCAAGTAGACAAGATCTAGTTGTTACGCAAAAGAGAGCAGTTACCAAGTTGGTTTTCAACAATGAAAGTGCGGCATACACCCACGGTGTCACAGGTTCCTTGTTTGATGGCATTGGTGGATCGACAGGCGAAGCATTCGTCCGTGGCATCACGAACAACACCGCTGCTCTCTCTCGGATCGTGTGGTCGTGCTTGGGAGCAACGGCAGGATACAACCTAACATGGGCTGGAACTCCTGGTGGGACTGCATACATTGCAGCAGGAGTCGATGGTGATCTGAGTTTTGAGAGATTCACCATCAAGAACAACGCAACCAATCCGACAGGAATCCTCACGATCACTCCTACAGCGACCGTCACGGGGACTCTGATCCTTGAGTTCGTGCAATCTTCGGCATCTGTAACCCCACCTGGCTACCTCAGCCTCTAAGGAATCTCCATGAAACTCATCACAGAAGTAAACGAAGGCATCGAAATCATCACGGAAGCCGCCGCAAACGGTGAGAAGAAGTACACCATTGAAGGAACCTTTCTTCAGGGTGACATCACCAACCGCAACAAGCGCAAGTATCCGTTTGAGATGCTCAAGACGAAAGTCAACGAGTACATCAAGGAGTTCGTTGAACAGAAGAGAGCGTTCGGTGAGTTGGGTCACCCTGAAGGGCCAACCATCAACCTTGAGCGTGTCTCACACATGATCACGGAACTCCACGCCGATGGAAAGAATTTCTACGGCAAGGCAAAGATCATGGACACCCCATACGGAAAGATCGTAAAGAATCTTATCGATGAGGGTGCTAAGTTGGGCGTGTCGAGCCGTGGTATCGGTTCAATCGAAGAGAAGAATGGCGTGAATGTCGTAAAGGACGATTTCCGCCTATCGACCGCTGCCGACATCGTGGCAGACCCGTCTGCACCTGATGCCTTTGTCCGTGGGGTCATGGAAGGCAAGGAGTGGGTCTATGAGAACGGCATTCTGAAGGAAAAGGAAATTGAGGAGATTCGCCGCCAAATCAGCAGAGCATCCGCCCGAAAGTTGGATGAGGCTTGTTTGTCGGCATTCCAACGCTTCATTTCGAAACTTTGACCCCGCATAAATAACCCTTACGAAGGAGAAATCCATGGACTCATTCCACAACGAAGAAATCGAAGAGATCCTTGATGAGGTTGCTGAGGAAACAGCAGACCTCACCGAAGAGGATTCGAAGACCGCACAAAAGACCAACCTGACGAAGGTTGGAAAGAAGACCCATCCTCCGATCAAGGAGGAGGAAGAAGAAGAGGAAGAGGAAGAAGAGATCGCTGCCAACGCATCCAAGAGAGGTGCGGGCAAGAACAAGTATGCGGGTCTCTACAAGGACGGCACAGGCAAGGGCGCAATCGTCCCTGAGCCCGTTGCCACCGACACCTCGGATTCTGCTTCGAAACTCGCCGCAAGCGTGAAGGCAAAGAAGGCAATGCGTGAGGAGATCGATACTCACATGAACGCAATGTTCGATGGTGAGTCGCTCTCTGAGGACTTCAAGTCGAAGGCTGCAACCATCTTCGAATCTGCTCTGAACGAGCGGGTTGAGTCGGTTCGTAGTGAACTTCAAGAGGAGTATTCGAACCGTCTTGTCGATGAAGTTGATGAGATCAAGAAGGGTCTCACCGAACAACTCGACTCGTACCTCTCGTATGTTGTCGAGGAGTGGATGGAAGAGAACCGTCTCGTTGTCGAGAAGGGCATCCGCACGGAGATCGCTGAGGAGTTCATGCAGGGTCTTCGCAACCTGTTCCTTGAGCACGACATCGCTGTTCCTGAGACCAAGGTTGACTTGGCTGATCAGTTGGCAGAGACCGTCGAGTCTCTCAAGGGTCAGTTGAACGAGGAGATGAACAAGAACATCGAACTCAAGAGCGAGGTCGCCAACTATCGCAAGGCATCGATTCTTGAGGAGGCTGCTTCGGATCTTGCCGACACTCAGAAGGAGCGTTTCGCCGTTCTTGCTGAGGGTCTCGCCTTCGACAGCGAGGACGATCTTCGCAAGAAGGCACAGATCATCAAGGAGTCCTACTTCGGCAGCAAGAAGCCCGTCCTCAAGGAGGAGGCACTTGCAACCGCAGAGGAAGCCCCGATTGATGAAGTTTCGGGAACCCCAAGCGAGACTCTCTCTGAGTCGATGTCTGTCTACGCACAAACCCTCTCACGGCTCAATCGCCGTTGACCAAACTGTTCGATTCGCTAAATAGAAACTGTACGAAAGTACTCAAAAGGAGAAACCACAAATGGATCTGACCATTTCAGAAGCACTTCAGAAGAAGTGGAAGCCCATCTTGGAGCACCCTGAACTCCCTGAGATCAAGGACTCTTACAAGAAGGCCGTCACAACCATGCTGCTCGAAAATCAAGAGCAGCACCTCAAGGAAGCCGCCCCAACCAACTTCTCATCGAACCTCGACGGCCCGTCGAATTCGAATGTGAGCCGTTGGGATCCGATCCTCATCTCGCTCGTTCGTCGTGCAATGCCGAACCTGATCGCCTACGACATCTGCGGCGTTCAGCCGATGAGCGGTCCTACGGGACTTATCTTCGCAATGCGTAGCCGCTACATCAATCAGACTGGCCCTGAGGCTCTGTATCAGGAAGCCGATGCTGGCTTCGGTGGCTCGGGTTCGACGGGTACGACCGCCAACGGCGTGTACGACACCTCGACCTTCGGTGCCAACTCGGCGGGTGTTGATCCGTTTGAGACTGCAAACGGCCCGACCATCCCTGGTGCAGGACGCACGAACAACAGCAACGGTGGCTACGGATACACCACCCTCTCGGGTGAAGCCCTCGGTGACACGACTTCGAATCCGTTCCCGCAGATGGCATTCAGCATTGAGAAGACCACGGTCGAAGCAAAGACCCGTGCTTTGAAGGCTGAGTACACGATGGAACTCGCTCAGGATCTCAAGGCAATCCACGGCCTCGACGCAGAGACCGAACTCGCCAACATCCTGTCGAGCGAAATCCTCGCTGAGATCAACCGTGAGGTTGTTCGTACCCTGTACCAGACCGCCAAGTTGGGTGCCCGTGCAGGAACGACTCAGACCGCTGGTGTGTTCGACCTCAATGTCGATTCGAACGGTCGTTGGTCGGTCGAGAAGTTCAAGGGTCTGCTCTACCAGATCGAGCGTGAGTGCAACATGATCGCCAAGGAAACTCGTCGTGGCAAGGGCAACTTCGTCCTCTGCTCCGCTGATGTCGCCTCGGCTCTCAGCATGGCAGGCATCCTCGACTACGCCCCTGCTCTCTCCACGAACCTCAATGTCGATGACACGGGCAACACCTTTGCGGGTGTCCTCAACGGTCGCCTCCGTGTGTACATCGATCCGTATGCTTCGATGACCACTTCGCACGACTTCTTCATGGTCGGCTATAAGGGTTCGTCTGCATACGATGCGGGCATGTTCTACTGCCCGTATGTTCCGCTGCAAATGGTTCGTGCAGTCGGTGAGCAGTCGTTCCAGCCGAAGATCGGCTTCAAGACCCGTTACGGTCTCGTCAACAACCCGTTTGCGACGATTTCGAACGGCTCTTCGGTCACCGATCCGACAGCCTCGGCTGCAAAGCGTGCTAACTGCTACTACCGCATCGTGAAGGTCACAAACCTCTTCTGATCGGTAACAAGGCAATCCCTTAATCAGGGAATTTCGCTACGGGGTCGAGTGGAGAAATCCACTCGACCCTTTTCATTTGGTCTCTTCTAAATACTAGAGATGTATAGACCTATCGACATACCGAAGGACAGAGTCGCAGGGATCTTCAACGAGATCCCCACCGATACGAATGTCGCATTCGCATCGAACTATCGGCTCTTCATCCCAAAAGTCAGGCTAGGTGTTTACTTCTGTACGGAAGTGACATTTCCTGGTTGGGAGTGTCCTCCTGTTCGTCTTCCCGTCCCTTTCGCTCCGTCTCTTAAGTTTTGGGGAAACAAAGTGTCACACGGAGAGATGTCCCTCAAGTTCATCGTGAACGAGGACTACTCCAACTACAACCAAATGAGCGATTGGTTCAAGAACAGTCTTGTGTGGGAGGACTTCTTCAAGACAGGAAACGACTTGCAGTTGTTGAGCAACACAGGTCATCTGCTGATTCTTTCAGGCAAGAAGAATCCCATCGCCAAGTTCAAGATCGATGGTCTGATGATCACGGGGCTTTCGTCAATCGAATACAACAGCGCATTGACGGATGCTTCTGCGACCACGGCGACCGCAACCTTGCAGTTCTCCACATACGAACTAGAGGAGATCGTTGATGGCTGAACCACTTCCAAAGATAGAGCCGTTGGAGAAGTTTGGAATCATCGGAAATCAGGCGAACACGAATCTCGCCCTGAACACAAACTTCCGATTCATTCTTAAGAAGATTCCATACTGCACATACTTCTGCACATCGATCACCTCTCCATCATCGAACGCCGATCCTCTGATCTATGACTACATCACGGCGGCACCGCTGAAACTTCCAGGTGGGAGGACGAACACGGATGTGAGCATCCGTTTCATCATTTCCGATGACTTCAAGAACTATATGGAGATGGTGAGGTGGTTTCGGTCGAGCACGGCATACAGGGACTTCGAAGGCATAAAGCCCGAAGACTTGGTCGGCCCGTCAGATGCCCAAATGCTGCTCTTGGACAACAAAAAGAAACCGATCTACATGATCAACTATCGGAACATGATCCCTACGACCCTGTCGGGCTTCAGCCTCAGCAGCAGCGAGTCAGAGCCGTCCGTATTGACCGCCACGGTGCAGTTCGTCTACGACACCTACACAGTCACCAAACTCTAAGGGCGGGGCTTACGGGGCTTCTTTGGTGCCCCACGGGATCTCCCGTCACTCGCCCGAAGAGGGCGACTTGGCTTCGACGGTTTGAGTATTGCTTTCCTTCTCGGCATTGTCCACTCCCTTTTCTATGTTTTCGAGGGTGCTCATGACCTTCATGTTATTTGCAATCAATTGCTTTGCGTTCTTGATCAGATCTGATGGGCAGTTCTCGACAGACTCCAAGTTCCGAACCGTCTTCAGCAGTTGAATCGTATTCCTATCGAAGAAGTCCTTCAGGGATGCGATCTTCTCTCGCCTTTCGGTGAAAGATAGGCTGTTGAACCACTTGATCATCTGCGAGGTTTCTGACTCATCGTTCATATTTGACTCCTGCTAGTGTTTATGCCTTTGAAGTCAAGGCATCTAAATACGGATATGAAACCATTCATTACTGCATTCACCACGATTCTGTTCTGTGTGATGGGATGTGAGACTGTTCCTGATCAGGTCAAGCCCTCCACAGGGGCATCTTCCGCAACGCTGACTTCCGTGATCGACCACACGGAGGACTCGGTTAGCGACATCAAGCGAGATGCGGAAACCATAATCCAAGAGACGAATGTGGTTCGTGAGAGCCTAGCGTACAGCACACCACAGCCAAGCCGTGATGTGACTCCGTCTCCCTCGGTCAAGCCCTCTGTCATCGACAGGGCAGCGGACTCCCTCAACAAGATCGACAGCAAGGCAACGAACATCATCGAAGCCGCAGACGATTTGCAGAGGGAAACCGACAAACTGAAGTCGTTGAGCGAGGAAGTCGATCAATTGGAGAAGTCGCTGACCAATCTTGAGGTGATGCTGAGTGAGACGAAGGTCAAGGCGATGGAGAAGTTGTACGGTTACATAAGCATGTTTTGGGTGATTGGGTTCCTTCTGATTGCTGGTGGAGCAGCCGTTGCGTTCTTCCTGAACAAGACATATGGATCGTCCTTGGCTTTCATCGGTCTGCTCATGATCGGCTTCGCCTCGGCTTCGCAGTACTACATGGAAGAGATCGCACTCGTCGGTGCAATTCTCTTGGTGGTCGGCTTCTTGTCTGCCATCGGAATGATCGTGTGGTCTACGGTCAACAGCAAGCGGAACGCAACGGCAGTCCGTGAGATCGTGGAGATGATTCAGATCCTCAAAGAGACGATGACCGAAGACGAGCGTAAGCGCATCTTCGGTCAAGGTGGATTGGCTTCACATGTTCAGTCTGAACTGACCATGGAGATCATTCGCAAGATCAAGGAGCAGAATGGTTTCGTAAAATTGGAAGAGGCACGGAGATCACTCCGTGCCCCTGAGACCCAACCGACCAACGAATCCGATACTACTCCATCTCCATCTTGACGAAGCCCTCGCTCACCGCAGCGTCCCAAATGCCCTTGGCGTACTCCTTGTTGATGGTGGTGATGTAGTCCCAATTCTGGCTACTCACCCCACCCCTGCCCTCAAACACGGCTAGGTAGCCGTCCCAAGGCACGAACCGATACCATCGGTCAGCCTTGTTGAAGAGTAGGGCATCGGACTTGGTGAAGTTCTTTGGGGTCGGGGTTGTGGGTGTATCAGCCATACACTAGAAGTATACTAGAGAACGGGGTCTTCGTCAAGCCCACTTTCCGAATCGGGGGAAGAACCCCCGAAATCGTCCGATAACATCTCCTCGGCTTCCTCCATGCTGTCCACCTTGCGGATGAACATGGGGGTGCCTTCTCCGTGCCATGCCCCTACGACATTGAACTCCATGTGTTCGTATGCCTCGTCAATCTCCATGCCGTCCCGCTTCGCTATGAGTTGGGCGCACTTGTCGTAGTCGTAGACAAGAATCGGCACATTGTTGTCGATGCGATTCCCTACGCCGATGATGCAGTCATCGAATCCGTCAGCCTTCAGGGTGTGTGCCATCTTTGGTCTCCTCGGGAAGTGCGTCTCGGACGATTCGGTTGACCGCCTCGTTGATCGTGATGTCGTTGTTGTGTGCGTAGATGGCAAGGAACGAGAGCGTCTTCTCGTCCAAGTCGAGCGTGACTGAGGTATCGTCACTCTTACTATCAATGCTGTCGAACACGGTGACATACTCCTGATACTTAAGAGATTCGACAAGAGCATATAGAGTATCCTCAGCCGCCAAGAAGCGTCCGATGATCTTTCCCTGCTCCTTGGGATTGGTGTTCTTCAGCGTCGAATCCGAATCCTCTTCGATGGCATCAACGAATTCGTGATGTGCATCAGCCAAGGCTTCGGAAGCGACTCTTACATTCTCAATCATCGTATTCCACGGAGAGTGCGGAATCGGATTCTTTGAGAGTTTCTCAAGCGTGTCGCCGTACTTCTCATTGATCTCTTTGATGATGGTCTTCAGGTCTTTCATAGGGTCTCGCAGTACTTCTTCAGGGCAATCTCAGCGTCACGGCGAGTGAGGTATGCCTTGCTTGGGTTGGTTGATGTCTCGTCCCAAAAGATCCACCCTCCGTGACGGGGGCTGTATTCGATGTGATCTCGCTCTCCCGAAGTCCCCAACTTCATGTTCACTTCGTGAAGATACTCCGTGTGGCAGCGAATCAATTCGTTTGCCTCGTATTCCGCAGGGAAATGCTTCAGAAGCCGCCGTGCCTCTCTCCGAATCGCAAGGGGAACCTTGGTCTTCTGAGGATCCATCAGCGACAGCAGGAAGTTCTTGGTGTTGACTAGGGCGTGATACTGTTCGTATGGAAGAGTCATGTTGTCCCTCTATAAAGGAACCCCCACCGTAGT